GGAGACCCTGAGAAGTGGATGCAGGAACAGTTCGAGAAGGGCTGGGAAGAGAAGATAGTTAAACATAAATGGCTGTGGGAAATTCATACTGCGGACGAAATTGAGGCAATGAGACTCGAAACCGAGGATATTTTGCAGAATTTTGTCAAGTCGGTGGATAAAAAGTTGACCGAGATGGTAAAATGGAAGATTTATAAGTCAAAATACCAAGCTTGGAACGCAGTTGCACCCAAATATTCCGAAAAATGGGTAAAATCCCGTGACTATGCCGTCATAGGCATAGTGGATGCTGTCTGTAGCGACTTTGATGGTGGTACTACGTTGATAGATTACAAGACATCTAAGCGATATGGGCCATATTTACCAGAGGATTATTACAGACAGCTTATAATTTACGCATTTTTATACACTTTAGAGATGGGAGAGATGCCAAAATTCGTTGGAGTCAACTATTTACGCTGGGATGATACCTTTTTTGTAAGGGTCAACCAAGGAGTTCTTGACGAAGCGAAGGAAATCATCATGTTTGTGCATGATTGTCTTAAAGAAAAGATGGAAGAAGAGGAGAGTTACGAACAGGTACCTCAAAATCTATGCAAATGGTGCTCTTTTTACAAAGGAAATGGTGGACCGTGCGATGTGCAGGTGCCAAAGTGGAAGCCAAAGTATTCTTCTTACAAGAAAAGCACTGTCAAGTCAGAAAATTCGGTATTATCAGAGGACGAGTTTCTTTCGCACACCGAAATACCTGAAGAGAAGGGTATGGTCAAAGGTAAGGTATTATGGGATGATTGAGCGTAAGCTTTATATAGTAGGACGTTCTAAGAATATGCATGGCGCGCGATGATTATGGGGCCATTAACGTGATTTCTGACGAGGAACGCGATAACCTAGGCATAGGTGGACCCAAAAGACCTGAAGATGAAAAATTATTTGAGACTATTGGCAAAGCTGCTGATAAGATAGGGGAAACCCCTATAGGCAAGAAAATAGGAGCAATAGTTACAATTCTTTTGTTAGCACTCATTAGTGGGGGGGCCAATCTGACCATTTTAGATGATTACTTTAATGGAGACGATGGCCCACTTGGGGGCTGTTTACAAGTAGACGCCACCAATTATAATCCAGATGCTACCTTTGATGATGGTAGTTGTAACTTTTTAGTTATCATATATGGATGTACTAACTCTGAAGCTGAAAATTATAACAGTCAAGCAACCCACGACGATGGGCGTTGTGTGGTTGTAAATGATATCCCAAACGGTACAAATGGCAACGAAACAGCTGCTATTTATGGCTGTATGGATACAACGGCTAACAATTACGACGACAAAGCTACTGAAGACGATGGTTCTTGCGATTACGAAGATGAGTATGAGGAAGAACATGGAAATCACACATCTGTGCATTTTTATCCGGGGTGGTATAACGAAGAGTTGGATAATGCATCTGTTTTCTGGGTAGACCCAGAAGCTGATGGTATATCTGTATTGACAGATATAGACACAGATTGCTGGGATTTCAATACTTCTGTATTGGTTTATGTAGACGTATGGGTTGATGCAGACGAAGATGGTGAAACTGATACATATATGTGGAAAGACCTATACATGACCGTTGATGGTATGGCTTGGGACGAACACTGGTTGAATTTCACTTACGAGGAACTCAACGAGACAGATGGAACATGGTCCATGTGGGTATCTTTACTCGTGTGGAACGAGGAATATGAGTCATATGATTTCATGCAACAGTTCCATATTCCCATGATAAGAGTGGAGGGAGGTGAATAAAATGGAAATTAAATTTGAACAAGCAGTTGTGGCGCTTTTAGCGGTACAGGTATTTTTAACCCTTATATTAGTAGGAGGTTTTAATGATTTTACAGAAGAGCTATTCGATGAGGATAAAGATTCTTCAAAGTCATGTGATTGCTATTGCGATTACCCTTATTACTGGTATTACGATACAGCGGTGGCAGAGGATGCTGACCCAGAAAGAGACGCAGCTAGCGATAATAGCACGGATGAAGCATGAACGGCAATAAACCAGATGCGATAGCGCCAGTAGATGGTAACTTCGCTAACTTTATGATGGTAATAGTAGCAGCCCCAGTCGTAATGGCTTGGGTAGGACTATCTATATTCTTAGTTGCTATGGCGTTTAGAGAACCAAGCATAGTACAAGATATAGAATCTTATAAGTCAGTATTACTGATTATAGGTTCACCTGCATTAGTTATCATATATAAGGTATTAGAATTATGGACTGCCCAACAGAACAGTCAAATAGAACAGACCAGAAAGGGGACGTTCCGAAATGGAAATGGTGACCATGACCACAAGGATACACCCAAAAATGGAAGCTAGATATTGTAAACACTGTGGAAGTAAGCTAAAGCCTAGTGATACCACTAGATGTATGGCTTGCTTTTTAGAGATAGATAACGGCATATGTTATCAAGAAGGTTATTGGAAGAGATAAGCTTTATATAGATGCTTAACTTACTATAATATGTGGCTCCTAAACGGACCACTAAACCACAGGTACTTTTGAATATGTGTCTATGGGGCCACACAACGAAAGCTTTATATAGTGCCTCAGTATTACCATTTAGAGTGATATTATGACGAATAACACAACAACAAACGAAACAACGAACACTACAACCGATGCAGTAGTCGAATCAAACATATTAGATATGTTTATGGACAACATTATGGTAGTTGGTGGTCTAGCAATTGCCGCAGCATTCGCTTGTGCATGTGCATGGATGAAGTTACCAGCTTTTAGACTTATGGTTAGAAAGCTATATGCAAAACTCATGAAACAGCATAAGGATGAATTGGAAGCGCTTTATGAAAAGTATCTCACAAAGGCTATGAAAGCCAAAATGAATGCAACACAAAAAGCTAAGATTCAAGCTGCAATTCTAGAGAAAGCTATACTAGCAGAAGTAGACCACACAGCAAAAGATGTCGAGAAAGAGCTTATAGCTGAAATTCGAAAAATAGACATAAAACATCTGTGAACGTCGAGGAATATGAGAAGCGATTACGCGAACGAGTAGGAGAAGCTGAATATGCTAGGCATAAAGAGCTTGTCCGCTTGTTGGCACGTAATCTCTGGCTTGAAAACGTGCTTTGGGAAGAAGTTACTCTACATATTCGGGATGTTAACCTACGAACAGAGCTCTTGCGACAGAGGAATTCTATTGTTAGGGATATCCATACTGAGTTCAGGGCTCTTAATATTGAAGTACCTACTATAACAGAAACGAAGTCAGAAGAATTTGCTGAGCTTTTAGGAGAATTAGCTAATGATAGCGGTGACCAACGAGACGAAGAAGCTTAACGCTGCGATTTCAGGTGCAGGAGCACATGATTCAAGGGCTTTAGAGGATATATTCGAAAAGTGTAGACACGATAAACGCAAAATGACGATTTTAGTTCGTGCGTTTTGTGAAGCATATCTAGTAGACGGTGAAAACAGACCCCTTAAGATGCGCCCTCTACAAGAAACCATAGTGGTTACAGCACTGACACATCCAAAGAACGGCAAACAGCGTAAAATGGCTATCTTGGCTCCACGGGGCTCTGGTAAATCGTACGCTCTCTCTATTGCTGCTACTGTTTATATGTTCTTTAAGAGATTTAGAGATTTAGTTTTTATCTTGGCTCCATCTGAGGACCAAGCCGCGCTTATATTTAATTATGTATACAGGCATTTCGCTGATAATGCATTCTTAAGTGGCTTAGTTAAGAACTATAGGTTTCACAATAAGCCAAATATAACTTTAAAAGGAGGCACTGTACTTCGTAGAGCTCCGGTAGCTGCATCCAATCAGGGACAGGCTATACGTGGCCAGCACCCTACCTTCTTAATTGTGGATGAGAGTCCACTTATCAGTGATAAATTATTCATTGACAATGTAGAGCCCTGTATCATAGCGAATAAGGCACCCTTTATTAACTTGGGTACCCCGAAAAGTAAGGAAAATCACATGTGGCGCTATCTGTATGATGACGCCTATGCGGATTCATATGAAAGGTTAGTGTTTAATTGGAGAGATGCTGTAAAGGCTGGTAGAGCTTATTCACCACCCTATACAGAAACTGAAATGCTTGACAAGATGATGGAGTGGGGGGAAGATTCAATATACTGGAGAACAGAATATGAGTGCGAGTTCGTCGAGTCCGTCTCACAAATCTTCAATCCAGAAGCTATCAAAGCATGTAGAGTACGAGGAACCACTTTCGCTGAGCGAGGAGCGGTTTATCCGAATTGTACTGTGGCCGTGGATATTGGTAAATCCGTTAATAGCACTGTTATTAGCGTTTGGGCCGTCGAGAAAGACACAGATGGAAACATTGCTCGTCTTATCTCTTTGGAAGAAATCAATCCTAGAACGGGTGGACATGACATTCCATTTCAACGCCAACGTATCATTGACACTGCTAGAGACTTTGGGGCTGAGCGTATTATTATTGACGCTACTGGTATTGGTGGTGCGATTGAGCAGGACATAAGAAAAGCCTGTTATGAAGATGGGAGACATTTTATACCTTTCATTTTCACAGGAGGCCCAAAGGGTACCAAAACCCAAGCTTACAGAGACTATGTATCTTTTATACAACAGGGGATAGTGAAAATACCACACCCCAAAGATTTAGAACCTAACGAGGCTAAATTAGTTAATAAGTGGATAAGAGAGCATTGTGAATTAGAATACGTCATGGACGCAGCCAATAAGACAGAAAGAATTGCTGCTCCAGATGGTAAACATGATGATTATTGTGATAGTTCGGTAATGGGTATACATGCCGCTCTATCTATGATGCCAGCTAGTGCTACCTTTGCGAGCACCAATATAAGTCGTTCTACTCCTAGTCCTGCCCAAAATATTGATATACCTTCTATATTTAGGACCGGAAAGAGTAGAAATACACTGAATAAGCGTATACCCGGTGGGTTATGAGCGAAAGCTTTATATACTCTGTTTATATAATATGAAT